GACATATTGGCAGTTGCAGACGCACTAGATCCACCTCCTCCACTAATAGTTACATTTGGTGTTGATGTATATTGATTACCACTACTAATAATAGTAATAGAAGCAATAGAATCACCTTCTAGAGTTGCAAATGCAGTAGCAGTTTCACCTGTTGGGGAAGCATCAATAGTTACTTCTGGAGTCGATGTATACCCTGTTCCACCAGATGTAACAGTAATACTTTCTACAGTTTTATATAAAGTATCAAAATAAGCCACCTGCCCATCATAAGGTCTATCTATATCAACTTTTGCCCTACCATCTCTTACATAAGTATGACCTAAAGTAGAAATTCCAACATTAACAGTAAAGTTTCTTGCATCTGGAACTGCATCAACTTCAAAGATATATGGATTTTTATGTGGATAAGTCTTCTGTCCATATGCACAATCAAGTACTATACCACTTAAAGTAACACCCATTCCAACTGAGAAATTATGATTTGCAGAAGTAGTAACAGTTGCAACTCCAGTCTGATGAGTATAATCAAATCCAGTAATATTAAGATTTGGTGTACTTAAATCGACAGTAACATTATCTTGCGATACAGAAGCTTCAGAACTAACCGTACCAGTAAATTGTAATGCACCAGTTCCACGAGAAACTAATCCCTTTGTTCCAAAACTACAATTACTATTTGCAAGGTCTGCTTGACCACCAGCATCACATGCAATTGCTTCATCACAACAAATAGTGAATACAGAGACTAACTGAGCAAATCCACTATTAGTAACAGCAACACCAACTCCACCCTGATTATACTGAGTGAATGAATCAACGTTCATTGCTTTCAATGATCTTGCTTGTTTTCCATCAACACGAATACCAACTCCTGTAGTTGTATCACTTGTACAGTTCTGAACATATGGTCCTTTCCATTTACCACCACCTACATTTTCTGCAATCTCAGTAGTAGGAAATCCAACAGCAGCTGCAGGTGCAGTATGTCCACTGAATGTCATATTTGCAAGTTTACATCCCTTTCTTACATGAAATAAATCTTTGTTAGTTGTATTAGGAAGAACCTTAACCGATCTTTGATCATCACCAACAACAGCAACAAATGCAGGAATTTCTATTGGATTCTGTTCAACATAATTACCAGAAAGAACTTTAATAGTAGTACCTGATTCTGCAATCCCAACTGCAGCTGCAATCGTCAATTTTGCATTATCAATTGATGTTCCGTTATTTGTATCTATACCATCTTTTGCAACATAAAGTACATTGGGTGCAGAGTTAATACCAGAAGCAGTAGATTTAATTTCTACATTATTACCAAGTATAATTTTAGTATTAGTAATACTAACAATACCAACACTAACTACTTCTGTTTCACCATCTAAAGTAATAGAAGATCTACCAACTGTAAGTACACCAACAACCCTGGCATCACCATCAACCATTAAGGCAGTATTACCATAACCAACATGCACGGTTCCAATACCGTTATTTTCACCTAATGTAGTAATACCAACTATTCTAGCATTACGTTCTATATTTAAATCCTTCCTACCAGTAATAATACCAATAGAATCAACATTAATAATATCTTGCTTGGTTATCGTTCCTGCTACAGATATATTTCCTGTTATCTCAGCATCACCATAAACAAATAAACTACTATCAGATCTTGCAGTGGATCCAATACCAACATTTTTAATAGTATTAATACCAACAGAATCTACTGCCCAAGTTCCAGCAGCTCCAACACCACCACCTCCACCTGTATTTTCAATCCATGTTTGATTACTTCTAACATATTCCTTACCATCTGTAGGAGCATCTTCTATACCACCTCCACCAAATGATGCTAGTTGTTGTTGAACTCTATTAACAAATAATCTATAATTTTCCTGAAGTTTCTCATAAGTTACAAACTTCTGATCTAATGGTGTTAATGGATCAGAATTATTCTCATCAGGAGGAATGTTTAAGAGACCCTCAGAAATAACTTCCTTATCAAACTTCTCAAAAGTTTCTTCAAGTTTTTCAATTTTATTTTGAAGAGTTTGATTCTTTTCTTCAAATGAAGAATATATCTTCTTTATCTCACCATCATAAGATTTTGCTTCTGGAATCTTAATAGATGAAACTTTTTTAAATAAACCTACAATTTCGTTATTGAGGCCTTTAATTTCTTCATCATAATATTTTACTTCTGGAACTGTAGGTATAGATTCTTCTACATTTAATATCTTATCTTTTAAATCTTTAAGATCATTGTCATAATATTTTATTTCTGGTATCTCAGTAACCTTACTAGATAATTTTTCTAGCAATTCCTTTACTTCATCAATATCATTATCATAATGCTTTATCTCAGGTAGATTAGATATTGAAGATTCAATTTCTTTGATCTGCGATTCTACACTAGAAATTTCCTCATCATAATATTTTATCTCAGGTATTTCAGGAACTGTAGGAATATCTTCCTTTACACCTTCAATTAGATCTAATATTAAATTTAATTCCTTTTCATAATATCTTACTTCAGGTACTTCTGGAATACTTCCCTTTACTTGCTCTATTAATCCTTTTATTTCATCTATCTGATCATCATATAAAACAGGCTCTGGGACAGTAGGAATCTCAGAACGAACTAATTCAATTCTTTCTTTTAATGATGCAAGGTTTGAATTAATATTTGATGGATCAAATTTTTCAGGTATACTTCTTTCTACTTCTCTTATCTCAGAGCGAAGTATTGTAATATCTCCATCATAACTTGCCTTATCAGCAACATTATCTATTCTTTCCTTTAAACTTTCTAACGTATTAAAAACTTCAGTTAAATCTGTTTCTTCAGGAATTAACCCTACTACTGACTGTATATCAGACTTAAGTGAATTTATTTCTTCTAGATATGGATCAACCTTTACTTCTTCTTGAATTATTGCAGCAGGTTCTTCTACGACCTTATTTTCACCAAAATGTTTCTTTGGAGCATCGATTTTTTTATTTTGTAATTTCTGTTCCTCTAATTTTTTTTGAGCCTGTTCTTCTTTCAAAGAATCATCTTTCTTTCTCTTAAAAAAATCCGAGGGATTTCTAATCGACACTAATAACCTCTATCATTTTATATATCTAATGAAATATTTATTTTAGCAAGAAATTACTGATTTTTCAAGTTTTCTTGTTTGATCATTTTTGCTAGTTCTGCGGTAGATCCAACAAATAATGCATTAGTAACATTCGTGGGTGATTTTTTATTATCCTCCTCGTTTACATCTTTTAATTTCTTTTGAAGATCCATTAACTTATCAGTCGCATCAGACACACTCTTTATAAGTTGTCCTGCAACTTCATATGCTCTTGGTTGCTCAGTTTCTTGAGCAAGTTCAAGGATACCATCAATGGCTTCTTGGCCCTTTTCTATTATACTATAAAGATTACCTCTTGTATAATCATAGTCTTTAGAGACATCATCTTTAGTTAATCTATCAGGTTTTTCAGGCCTAGTAACATTAGTAAGTTGTTCTTTTTTAGGAGAGCAACCATTTTCTGGAGTAGTAGAAACTTCGACAGGAGTAATATTAAATGCCTTATCTAATTGTTTCATTAGAAGGTACTCCCGTCAAATCCAAAGTCATCACCTTCTGGAATTAATATATCATCAGCATCAGTAATTAAACCAATACCATCACCCCTTAGATGAGACGCAGGAGTTGTACCGTCTCTACCTCTCTCGACTGTAAGATTATTACCATCCTTCTTAACAACCTTCATCTCTTCTTCACCGATAGTAATGAATACTCTTGTAGTATTTGTGCTTGCATTTATATTAGAAGCATTATCAACAGCAATAACAGTATCAGTTATTAAGATATCATCACTCAGGTTAGTTACAATATCACCAGTGTAATTCTTAATTGCTCTAGGTGCAACTGAATAAGTAACATCTCTCTGACCAGGAAGTGATTTCCCACCTCTGTAATTGACAGTAGACTTCTTGATAATATCCTTGGAAGCATCGGATACAGGGCCAAATAGATATGTTTTTGCAGTAAATCTTAATGTATAAAGAAGCACTCTTCTCTGAGTAAAATCTCCTTCATAATCATCTTGCATTGTAATATTTTCCAATACAATAGGAATATCTCTTTTCTCTTTAATTGAAGAAACTAAATTAACAGTTACATTATATGCAGGTTGAAAATATGGTAATATTTGCTCTGTAATTTGAAGTGCATCATCATTTAACTTACACATTATAGCAAGTTCAAATTGCATGTTATAAGGAACAGGTAGATATGCCTTCTTTGAATCTTTTCCAGTATCAGGATCTTTAACAGTAAATTGTTGAGTAGTAGTTACTTTTCTTGCAGGATCGTATGTAAGTCCAGTAAACTCAAAAGACATCCTTGGTAGAGTTATTGCAGTAGCCTTATTTAAATCAGGTGACTGCTCTAATCTTGCCAAAAACTTTTGGGTAGGTCCATATGCCAATGGTACTTTGATAGTAGAATCATCTTGTTTAACAGTTATACCATTAAACAAAGTACCAAAAGAAATAATTGTTCTTCTCAGAATCTCGTTATAAAAATATTCAAACATTGTTATAGTCCTGGTATCTTATTTAGGGCATTCCAAATGGGTTCTGCTCAGTAAAGTCTAATATATCATCTGCTTCTGTTTCAATATTGATATTATCTGCAAATCCATCGTCAGTTGGATCTGTATTAACTAATCTTAAGGCATGAACTGCACCTGATATAGAACCAGTTATATTCTCCCCAATAGAGAATGTTCCAGATATTGAAGATACCTCTAAAACATTCGAGACAGAATCCCATGTTCTTACCTTACCAGTTGCACCACTTGTAGCACCAGTTACTGTTTCATTGAATCTATAATCTCCTTCCGATCCCGTTGCTGGAGTAGAGAATGTTGCAGTAAGTGGGAGATCACCAGCAGTATAACCAGCACCAGTATTAGTAAATCTAACATCAGTAACAGATCCAGCTGCATTAATAACAGCAACAGCAGTAGCAGTTGTTCCAACTCCTGTTGGTCCAGCAAATGTTACAGTAGGTGCAGTTACGAATCCACCACCAGCACTTGTAACAGTTACAACACCTAATGTTCCATCAGCAATATATGCAGTTGCTGCAGCACCAACACCAGTATCACTAGTAAATGCTACACCTGGAGCAACAGTATATCCTGCACCTGGATTTGCAATTTCTATTGATTGTACTGATTTTTGATTCTGGCTTATATTCAAGTTACAATACTGAATACCAGCAATCAAAACAGCAGTTGCAATACCTGTTGTTCCACCAGAAGGTGCGGATGATAAACCGATTGTAGGAGGTGTAATGTATCCACCACCTCTATTTGATATACTAAAGTAATTAAGTCCACCAGTGGTTACTATACCAGTATATGCAGCAGCAGTAGATGCAGCACCTACTAATGTAAATGTTTGAGTTGGGCCTAATATTGTTGGAATACCATCTTCTGATGTTCCATCAACATTATCACCTACCAATTCATTATCAATTTCTTCAACACCAGTATCAATAACCTCATCCTCGTAACGGAAGAGTTCACATCTCAATTCATAAACATAATTCTTTTGTAGTTGATAGAAAGGCTTTTCATGCTCAACAAATTTAATCTCAAATAGCCTATCACCTAATGGGAAATATATTAAATCTCCTTCCTTTGGTCTAGTTGTTAATTTTACATCTGCCTCATTTTCCATTAAAGGTTCGATATAATTCTCCCATCTTTCCCTAGAAATAGTAAGAGTTATTTCATTTGTTGCCTCTATACCAAACTTGGTTAAAAGAATAGGATTTTCACCATAACCATCATAAGTATCTACATATGCCTCAAGAGGATAT